CCACCGAATGTGCCGTGACGGCCGTCTTACCGACGAGACCGGCAAGACCAGCTCTCCCGTAGTCGAGCTTCGCGCTGCGAAAGAGAAGATCAAGCAGCTCGAACAGCGACTGCTCACCGACGAGTTCGTGAAGGCGAAGATCATCGGCACGGTCAACGAGCAGTACAAGCTCCCCGACTGGACCGTGACCCCTCCGAAGAAGGTATCCGACCTCACCGGCGTCCCGACGCTCTTCCTGAGCGACTGGCACTGGGGCGAGGTCGTCCGCCCCGCCGAGATCGGTGGCGTGAACGAGTACAGCATGCGCGTGGCGAAGAAGCGGGCCGAGACGGTCCTCAACGTCGCCACGGAGCTTCTGACGAAGCACCTGTCCTCGGCACGGTATCCCGGCATTTGCCTGATCCTCGGCGGCGACATGCTCTCCGGCGACATCCACGACGAGCTTCGGGAGACGAACGAGGAACCGACGTCGGTCGTGTGGCTCGACCTGCTCGGCGTGCTGACGCAGATCATCTGCTCGCTGCAGATCACCTTCGGCCGGGTGTTCATCGTCTGCGTCACCGGCAACCACGGCCGCATGACGCACAAGCCGCGCGCCAAGCGGCGCAACCACTCGAACTGGGACTGGCTGCTGTATCAGGTTCTGCGCAGGAATCTGGAAGGCGACCGGGTCAGCTTCCTGATCCCGGACGGCCCGGACGCCCTGTTCCGCCTCTACCACCACCGCTACATGCTGACTCACGGCGACCAGTTCCGTGGCGGCGACGGCATCATCGGTCCGCTCGGCCCGATCACTCGTGGCGACATCAAGAAGCGGTCCCGGCAGGCGCAGGTGCAGGCGGGCTACGACACCCTGCTCATGGGGCACTGGCATCAGCTCATCCAGCTCGATTCCCTGATCGTGAACGGAAGCCTGAAGGGGTACGACGAGTACGCCGCCGCGAACAACTTCAAGTTCGAGTCCCCTCGGCAGGCGCTGTGGATCACCCACCCCGAGCATGGCATTACGTTCTCGATGCCGGTGTACGCCGAGCGGCGCAGCCGGGACGACAAGGTGGAGTGGGCCTCAGTCCCGGCTTGACACACGGCGGGCATACCACGAGACTACTCTGCACGCAACTGAGGAGCCGCGATGGCCGTACTTCCTGTCCCGCAGGCCGTAGGAGGCGGAGTGAATACCGGCAACCCCGCACGGGGTCTGCTGCGCGTCGTCACGCCGCAGGAAGTCACGCAGCAGGAACAGGCCGCTGCCGCCGCCGCCGACAAGCCCAACCACGAAGCTCTCACGTCTCAGCTCGCCTCGCACATTCGCGCGCGGCTCACCGAGATGCGGAACTTCCGCAATACCGAAGCCATCAGCCAGCGGCTGATCGAGGCGCTGCGCTGCTACCGTGGCCAGTACGACCCGACGAAGCTGCAGGAGATCGCCAAATTCGGCGGCAGTCAGGTCTACGGCCGCATCACCGGCACGAAGTGCCGCGCCGCGACGGCGCTCCTGCGGGACGTATTCCTCGGCGGTGAGCGCCCGTGGGAGGTCGCACCGACGCCGGTGCCGACCATTCCGGACGACATCACGAGTTCGATTGACCAGCTCGTCATGACCGAGGTCGTGGCGATGGCGCAGATGGGACAGCCGCCGGACGAGGGGCAGATCGACGCGCGCCGCCGTCAGCTCAGGCAGCAGGCGGAGAAGGCCGCGAAAAAGCAGGCGAAGGAGGAAGCTGCCCGTTCCACGGACAAGCTGGACGACGTCCTTCGTGAGGGGAACTTCTATGAGGCGTTCGCCGAGTTCCTGATTGACCTGCCGATCTTTCCGTTCGCTTGCATCAAGGGACCGGAGGTCCGGCGGGTGTCCCGCCTGAAGTGGGTCGATGGCAAGCCGCAGATGACGATGGTGCCGCAGATGTTCTGGCGGCGCGTATCGCCGTTCGACCTGTATTTCAGCCCCGGAGCCTCTGGCCCCCACGAGTCGGAGTTCATCGAGCGCATCCGGCTGACCCGCGCCGACCTGCTGTCGGTCAAGGGCCTCCCCGGCTACCGGGACGACCAGATTGATCAGGTGCTGGCTCGGTTTTCCGAGACCGGCTTCCGCGAGTGGTGGGACGTGACCGATGCGGAGCGCGCCCACATGGAGGACCGCGAGCGGTGGCCGCGCACGCAGTCCGGCCTGATCGACACGGCCGAGTTCCACGGCTCTGTGCAGGGTAGCACCCTGCTCGACTGGGGAATGTCGGAGAACGATGTTCCGGATCCGCTTGCAGAGTATCGCATCGCAGCGTGGCTGATCGACCGCTTCGTCATCAAGGTGCAGATCAACCCGAACCCGCGCCAGCGGCACCCGTACTACATGACGTCGTACGAGCAGGTCCCCGGCGCGATGATCGGCGAGGGCCTGCCGGACATCCTCGACGACGTGCAGCAGGTGGTGAACGCCACCCTGCGCAGCCTTGTGAACAACCTGTCGATCTCCAGTGGACCGCAGGTGGTCATCAACGACGCCGTGATTCCTCCGGCGGAGACCGACGACATGTACCCGTGGAAGCGGTGGCACGTCCGGTTCGACCCGATGATCACCGGCACGTCCAAGCCCATCGACTTCTTCCAGCCGAACTCCAACGCGGACGTCCTGATGGCCGTGTTCGAAAAGTTCTACGCGCTGGCGGACGACGTCAGTTCGATCCCTCGTTACATGATGGGTAACGAGAAGGTGGGCGGCGCGGGCCGGACTGCTTCCGGCTTGGCCATGCTGATGGGCAACGCTGCGAAAACCTTGCAGAACGTCGCCGCCACCGTGGATCGCGACATCATGGAGCCGCTGCTCTGTGACCTGTTCGACATGATCATGCTCACGTCGCCGGACCAGTTCCGTGGCGACGAGCAGATCGTCGTGAAGGGCGTGAACTACGCCCAGAAGCGCGAGCAGGATCGCATGCGCCAGCTCGAATTCCTGCAGCTCACGGGTAGCAACCCCATCGACATGAACATCATCGGCATCCCCGGTCGTGCGAATGTCCTCCGCTCCGTGGCAAACAACCTCGGCCTCGACCACGAGCGCGTGGTGCCGAGCGACGACGAGCTGCAGCAGATGATGGGGATGGCCCCTCCGGGTGCGCCCGGTGCCGCCCCCGGTGCCCCCGTACAGGGGCAGACTCCCGCACCGAAGGACGAGCGGGCCGGACCGGAGGCTGCTCGGCAGTCAACGGGGGTAGAGGATCGGTTCGCCAGCAACGGTAAGGCTGGCGGCGGAGGCTGACGATGCCACTCACAGCACAGCAGCAGGCACAGCTCGACGCGATGCGCGCGAAGTATGGACTTCCGCCGCGCACGCAGCGGCTGCCCGTGAACGCTCGCAACATTCCGCAGCTCACGCGGGATCCGAACTGGGGCAACCTGCTCGGCCCGACCGTGAACAAGGCGGCTGGCCTGAAGGGCGGCAACATCAGCGACCTGAACGCTTCGGTCGGGCGTGGCCTCGACCCGGCGGGCATCACCCGTGGGACCTTCGGGAACCTCGGTGCGGGCCTCAAGGAGGGCCTCAAGAGCGCGCTCGATCCTGCGGGCGTGTTCAGCAACACCCGGCCGAAGTCGGTGAAGGGCACGATTGACCCGACCACCGGCACGGTGACGGTGAGCAACTACAAGAAGTACCAGCAGGACCTGTCGAACGCCTACACGAACTACCTCCGTACGGGGGAGGTTGGGCAGTTGACCGGCGGCAGCGGCGCGTTCAAGAAGCTGAAGCAGCAGATCGCGGACCTCCGCGCCAGTGGCTGGCAGTACAACCCGCAGGCGCAGGGCGCACCGACGCCGAACACGGGTCCGAACTTCACGCGAGGGCTGCCTGTCGGCGGATCGCTTCCGGCACAGCCGCCCGCAGCCGTTGCCCCTACGGCTCCGCCGCCGACCGCTGCGCCGCGCCCCACCACGGGCGCGCGCCAGCCGCAGGCGACGCCGATGGCGACGGTCCCCGCGCTCGCCAACGGCGGTCGTTTGCCGGGGTACGCCAACGGCGGCAAGGTCTATGATCGGAAACCCAACGGGAAAAGGTGCTGAAGATGGGCTGCAAGACGCGCAAGTATTCGGACGGCGGCAAGATCGTGGACCGTGAGTACGGCAACCCGACCTTCGCCAAGTCGGTCGCGGCGAAGATCGGAGTCGGCGACGGCTACGACTACTTCCCGGCCAAGGATCGCAACGCCAAGAAGCGGATGAGCATCTCGAACGCCACCGAGAAGCTTCCCGAAGTGGTTGCCAAGCGCAAGAAGATGCTGGACGATCTCTGACAGGTGTTGCAAACTGCGATGGTCGAGTTGTAGACTCAGCGAACGTGTGAGGAGTAAGCACATGCCGTACAGCGGAAAGTTTCTGGGTGAGACGAAGGGCAACGCCAATCTGCCGTCCAACCGTTCGACGGGTGGCGGTGGCTCGGGCGAGTCCCACAGTGGCAAGCCGGGGTCGAAGTTCATCGGTGGGACGAAGGGCAACCGCGATCTCCCGATCAACCGCTCCAACGGCGTCAGCGAGGGGCACGGCGGCAAGGCCGACCAGCGGTGCTGACATGAAGCAGTCCAAGGGGTCGAAGCAGATCAAGCTCCTGAACCTGTCCCGTCTGGACGGGGTGCGGGACGTGGCGCTCGGCCACAAGGCGACTGCGGAACGCGCCGACCGGAACTACTCGAAGAGCGACTACGTTCGCACTCACGAGGAACACTCCGACGTCGCCGCTCGCAACAAGCGGTGGGGGCTGGCCTGAAGCCCACTCCGCAACTGATCGAAGCGCTTGTCCGGCTGCGGCAGTCCGCAGACTTCAAGCTCTACGAAGAGGCCGTCCGGGAATACGAGGGCGAGCTGACTGAACGGGTGGTGAAGTCGCGCGACCGCGTGGCGATCCATCAGGCGCAGGGCGGGGTCGAAACCTGCCGCGCACTCAGACAGCTCGTGGACTCAGCTCCTGAGACGCTACGAAAGATGACCGGACGATAAAGGAACACGCATGAGTGCGCTCCCCAAGGCAGTACAGAAGCAGATCGAAGAAGCGAATCGCCTCGCCGAGCAGTTGAACAAGACGCGGCTCGACGGACAGGCACCGCCTCCCGAGGGACAGGCTCCCCCGGCCAACGATCAGGGCGCTCCGCCGCCCGCTGCCTCCGGCGAACCGGCGAAGCCCGCCGAGACGCCGCCCGCCGCCCCTGCCCCTTCTGAAGGGTGGGAGCAGAAGTACAAGGTGCTGCAGGGCAAGTACAACGCGGAAGTTCCGCGTCTGCAGCGCACGGTTCACGAGCAGTCCACGGCCATCGCTGAGCTTCGGCAGCAGTTGACGGCCACCCAGACGATGCTCGCTTCGCTTGGCCAGAGGCAGGGTGCTGCCCCTGCCGCCGCTGCTCCCGCGCCTGCGGGCACCGGCAAGCTGGTCAAAGACGAAGAAGTTCGCGAGTACGGCGAAGATCTGACCGACTACATTCGGCGCGTGGCACAGGATGCCGTGCTGCCGAGGGTGAACGAGCAGATTCAGCCGATGAAGCAGCAGGTCGAGCAGGTTCGCAGCGTGGCCGGGCAGGTCATGCAGCGGTCGGCCCAGACCGATCAGGAAAAAATGTTCGCTCTTCTCGACGCGCAGGTCGAAGGGTGGCAGCAGCAGAACGAGGACGGACAGTTCTTGGAGTGGCTGCAGCTTCCCGACACCTACTCGGGCATGAAGCGGATGGATCTCCTGAAGCAGGCGTACGAGCGCTTCGACGGACCGCGCGTCGTGGCGTTTTTCAAGGGCTATCGGAACGAACACGCAGTCGTCACCCCGCCAGCCGCCGCTGCTGCGCCTGCACAGGCCGCACCACAGCGCAAGCTGGAAGATTTCGTGGCACCCGGCACCGCAAGGGTCGGGGCGACTGGCGCTCAGGACGGAGCCGGAAAGCGGATTTGGACACAGGCCGAAATCAAGCAGTTCTACGACGAGTGTTCCGCAGGCAAGTACCGCACCCCCTCTGGGCAGGAGCGGAAAAAGCAGATCGAAGCGGACATCTTCGCAGCCTCGCGTGAAGGCCGGGTTCGCTAACCAGTTCTGATCTCCCGTAAGGAGGAGCGACAGTCATGGCTTACACAATCGGCACCGCATGGAGCGGCAGCAACCAGTCCCCGGCGTACACGGGCATCTTCATCCCGACCCTCTGGAGCGGCAAGCTCCTCGAAAAGTTCTACGCGGCCACCGTCCTCGGTGCAATCGCGAACACGGACTACGAGGGCGAGATCCGCAATCAGGGCGATCTGGTCAAGATCCGCCAGCGGCCGACGATCTCCATCGCTGACTACGAGGTCAACATGGACCTCGTCATCCAGCGCCCGTCGAGCAACCTCGTCGAGCTGAGCATCGACAAGGGCAAGTACTTCAACCTCGCGCTGGACGACGTCATGGAGACGCAGTCCGACCTCGACCTGCTCAGCATGTGGGCCGAGGACGCCGCCGAGCAGATGAAGATCGCCATCGACACCGAAGTGCTGACGTACCTCTCGACCGAGACCCTCGCGACGGGCATGTACGGCAACACGGCGGGCGTCATCTCGGGCGACATCCGCCTCGGCCTGCCGGGCAACCCGCTGTACCTCGGCAAGGCTGCTGCGGGCACCGGCGCGGGCGACTCGACGTCCAACGACCGCCTGATCACGGACGCCATCGTGGACTTCGGGCAGGTCCTCGACGAGAACAACATTCCGGAAACGGGCCGCTGGCTCGTCATCCCGGCGTGGATGGCCGCGATGATCAAGAAGTCCGACCTGAAGGACGCCTCGATCTCGGGTGACGGCACGTCGATCCTGCGCAACGGTCGCCTCGGCATGATCGACCGCTTCACGCTGTACTACAGCAACCTCCTGCCGAACGCCGGTGGCACCTACACGAACGAGACCTACGTGTACTTCGGCACGAACGCCGCTCTGACGTTCGCCGCCCAGTTCACGAAGATGGAGACCCTCCGCTCCGAGCGGTCGTTCTCCAACCTCGTCCGTGGCCTGCAGGTCTACGGCCGCAAGCTGGTGAACACGGCTGCCTTCGGCCGTGCGGTGGTCGCCAAGGGCTGATCCCTGAGCGACGGTCTGTAAGGACCACCCCCGGTGGAGTAACATCCACCGGGGGTTTCTTAGGGGTTGCCAATGGCCAAGACGTACCAGACTGCACTCGACGAAGCGCGGGAGATTCTGCAGGACACGGATAGCGACGACTACCGCTACTCCAACACGGTCCTGCTGAACATCCTCAATCGCGCTCTGCAGGAGCTTGGCCGCATCCGTCCGGATGCGTTCTGGACCACGTTCGCGACGGACGACATCGTCGTCCCCGAAGTCACGACCCTCGATCTCAGCACGACGTTCCCGCTCCCCATGCAGTTCTACCTGCCTGTGGTGAGCTTCATCGTCGCGTGGGCGGAGGTCCTCGACGATGAATTCACGACTGACGGCCGCGCAGGTATGCTGATGGCCCAGTTCAAGCAGACGGTGATGTCGCTGTGACCGCCTCCACCGCAATCTGGCTCAAGGACATCCTCCCCCGCACCCCCGGCATCGTCCGGGCGGTTGCCAAGCGGGAGCTGATTCTGGCCGCGCGCGAGTTCTACCGGGACTCCTTCGCGTGGCGCGAAGTCATCGAGTCAGTGTACTGGGACGACGGCACGTTCCAGTTCACGGTCCCGACTCCTTATTCGTATGGAGAGATCATTCAGGTCATTCAGGCGGAGGTCAACGGGATCCCGCTGACCGCAAAGTCGGAGCGCCCGCTCGGCGACCGTGGCGACGGCACGCCCACGAGCTGGTATCCGACCGGCCCGAACACCCTCGAAGTGTGGCCGACTCCCGAGATGTATGAGGACACGCTGCGTATTCGGGCGGTCCTGATCCCCACCGTGGACGCCACGGAGCTTCCCGATATCGCACTGGCCAAGCACTACGAGGGCCTGCTCGACGGCGTCCTCGGGCGCGTCTACGCGCACCCGGCGAAGCCGTACAGCAATCCGCAGCTCGGGGAGTATCACTTGCGCAGGTTCCGCAACGCCATCGGCGTCGCGGCCGGAGAGTTCAAGCAGGGCGGGTTCGCAGGACAGAACTGGACCTTCCCGAGCTTCGGAAAGTAGGAGTAGCCCGTGGCTGCACAGAAGTTCGCCAACAATGCCAGCTCGCTGCTGGCGGCATCCATCACCGACGTCGAGACCACCATTCAGGTGGACGCCGGTTTCGGTGCCCTGTTCCCCAACCCCGGCGCTGGCGAGTATTTCGTCATTGCGTTGGAGAACGCGCTCGGCGACGTCGAGATCTGCAAGGTCACGGCTCGGGCCACGGACCTGTTCACCGTCGTGCGCGGGTGGGAGGACACCACCGCGCAGGCATGGACCGTCGGCGTCACCCGCGTCGAGCTGCGGAACACCGCTGGCTCCATGCGGCAGATGATCCAGCGCTCCGGCGACACGATGGAAGGCGATCTCAACATGGACAACTATGAGATCACCAACGCGCACCTGACGGGTGCGACGATCATCGGGCCGGGAGCGATCATTCAGGGTGCGACGATCACCAACGCGAACGGCGACACCTGCAACGCGCTGGAGATCCCCAACAACTGCGATCCGCCGACCGTCGGCGGCTCGCCGATTCTGACCGTCCAGACGTTCGACCCCCAGTCGGTGTTCACCGCTGGCATGATCATGATGTGGTATGGCGACGTGGGCGGCATCCCCAACGGGTGGGCGCTGTGCGACGGCAACAACGGCCGCCCGGACCTGCGCAATCGTTTCATCGTCGGCGTCGGCTCGGACTACACCATCGGTGCGGTCGGCGGCGACGACCTGCTGACTGGTCTCGCGACCGGATCCAGCGGCGCAATTTCCGGAACGACGGGCGAACACACCCTGTCGATTGACGAGATCCCGTCGCACTCGCACTACGTGTGGGTCTGCACCGGGAACAAGACCAGCGATGCCAACGCTTTCGGGCGCAGCGGCTCGCAGGCCATCGCGGGCGACAGCGCCACGCCGCACGGATACATCTACGATGACGGCGAGGATCCGCTCATTCAGACTACCGGCGGGGGTACGGGGCACTCTCACTCGATCAGCGCAGCCGCGCACACGCACACGATCCCGACCATCGACAACCGGCCGCCGTACTACGCGCTGTACTTCATCATCAAGACCGACCCCGCTGGCGATTACGGCGGCGTGGGCAGCGGTGGCGGTGGCGACGGCTCGATGTACGACATGTACAACGAGAGCGGCTGCACGACCTACATCGGCGGTCAGGCGACCCTGATGGACGACGCGGTCGTCACCGGCACGAACGTGCAGATCAACTGCTGCGCGTCGAACGTGTTCCGCATCGTGCTGAACGGCAACTACACGCTGCTGCCCCCCAACAACCCGATGAGCGGGCAGGTCATCAACATCCTCGTCAAGCAGGGCGGGAGCCATACGCTGACGTTCCCGGCCAACTTCAAGTTCGCTGCGGGCGTGACGCCGACCGTTACCACCGGCGCGGGCGCGAAGGACATCTTCACCTGCCAGTACGACTCGGCCGACAACGAGTGGCTCGTCACGGCAGTGCAGAGCTTCGCGTAAGCCATGTTCCCCACGTTCTACGTTCCGGGAGCCAGCGACTACCTCCCCCTTGCATTGACGCTCGTCAATCCGGGGTTCGAGTCCGACGCTGCTCCGGCTGCGCTCAGCACGGGATGGACGAACGACACGGCTGCAACTCCGCGCGTCGTGGCGGCGAGCAACCTCTCGACGCCGTGGCCCGGCAACCAGTTCCTCGTCGGTGGCATGCTCGGCGATCCGGCGATGCAGATCCATCAGGACATCGACCTGCGGGTGGATCCGAATTACGTCCCGGCGTATCTGATCGACGCCGGACTGGTGCAGGCAACGGCGGTGTGGTGGGGCGGCACGGCATCGACCACCACCAACGGCGCTCCGCAGTTGACGCTGAAGTACTACAGCGCAGCGATGGCGCTGCTCGGGTCGTCCACGGCCGGCGTCAAGACGCCCGTGACCGCTGCCGGGACATATATTCCCACTTCGACCGCCGCAGAGTTCGACGAGTGGACGGACGGCCCATATGCAGTTCCAGCCAACACTCGCATCATTCGCGTGCAGCTCAACGGCACGCTTGGCGCGGGGTCGGGTTCCGATGCAATGTTCGACGACATCCGTGTCACGCTGACGAGGGCGTAAGAATGGGTCAGGCCATCAAGCTGGAAGCATTTGGGGGGATGATCCCCCGCATGTCGCCGCGCCTGATTCCCCCGCAGGCAGCGACGCTCGCTCGCAACACGAAGCTCCTCAATGGCGAGCTGCGCGGCTTCCGTGCGCCTCGCGAATTGGCCGACCTGACCTACGAGTCGTTCACCGTGCGACGGGCGTACCGCATCCAGTACGACGACCAGTACTACGGTGCAGGCGAGCATTGGCTGGCGTTCGACTCCAAGAACGTCGATGTCGTGCGCTCGCCCATCGTCAACGACCGCTTCGACCGCTACTACTGGGCCGGTGACGGGCGTCCCAAGTACAACCCGCTGAGTCGGATCCTCTACGGACTCGACCCGTACTACCTTGGCGTGCCCGCACCGCTGACGGCCCCGACGATCACGCCCCCCGCTGGCTCGGATGAGACGCGCACCTACGTCGTCACGTTCGTGTCGGCGTACGGGGAAGAGAGCGGCCCGTCGCCGTACAAGGTCGCCACTGGCAACGCCGGGACGTGGGCACTGACCAACCTTCCCACCACGGTCACGGAATCGGCGTTCCGCAACATCACGCACAAGCGCATCTACCGCACAGTCGTGGGGAACAACTCCGCGCTGTACTACCTCGTCGCCACCGTGGCGCTCAGCGACACCAGCTACAACGACACGTCGAACGACGATGAGGTCGTACTGAACAACGTGCTGGAGTCTGCAACGTGGGCCGAGCCGCCGGACGATCTGGAAGGCTTCGTGGTAATGCCCAACGGATACCTTGTCGGGTGGTCTGGGCGGAGGCTGTGCTTCAGCGAGCCGTACCGCCCGCATGCGTGGCCCGCCGAGTACGAACTGTCCACGGAGTTCGAGATCGTTGGCCTCGTGGTGTGGGGTTCCACACTCGTCATCGGAACGAAGAGCCAGCCCTACCTTGGGCAGGGGGTGACGCCTGCTTCCTTCACGATGCAGAAGATGGACGCCGTCGAGCCTTGCCTGTCCCGCAAGGGCATGGTGGCGACGGTGGCGGGCGCGTACTACCCGTCGATCAACGGCCTCGCACTCCTGAACTCGTCGGGCGTGCAGATCGTCACGCAGGACATCCTCACGAAGGAGGAGTGGGCCAGCTACAATCCGTCGAACATCTTCGCGGCGTCGCTTGGCCTGCAGTATCTCGCGTTCAATTCGACCAGCTTCGGGTTCCTGTTCAACCCCACCGAGCCGTCCACGAAGCTCGTGGAGCTGGACAGGTTCCAGCAGGTGAACGGTCTGGAGACCGACCGCTACACCGGCAACATCAACCTGATCATCGCCGACCGGGTGTACGACTGGGACCCGGAGGATGTCGAGCGCCTGTGGTGGCGGTGGCGGTCGAAGCAGTTCCACCTGCCCAAGCAGGTGAACTTCGGCGCGGTGAAGATCAAGTTCGACACCAGCAACTACAACATCGGCGACGACATCACGGCAACGTACGGTGCCTACAATACCGACCGCTTCGCCGATGGCGCGCTGAACACGCTCGCTGGCCACCCGCTGGACGACAATCAGGTCATCTACCTGAACGGCAGCCAGTACGCCGGTGGCGACATGGAGTCGGAGAAGGTCTACGACCCGCTGATCCCGCAGTGGCGCACGCCGCTCGGCGGTGGCCCCATGTACCCGCTGACCTCGCTCTCCACACAGCGGGCAGGTGTGCGGTTCATCGCCTACATCGTTCGCGGTAGCGAGCGGATCAAAAAGTTCGACAAGGTGTTCTACAACGAGGGCATCCAGCGCCTGCCGACCGGCTTCAAGCACGACGTGTGGCAGTTCGAAGTGTTTGGTAACACCCACGTCTACTCCATCCAGATCGGCGAAACGGGCAAGGACCTTGATAAGACATGACTGTATTCAAGGCCAACCGCAAGTTTCCGAATCCGATCACGGTGACGGATGACACGAAGTCGCACACGCTTGCGCTTCAGCAGGTCATCGAAGCCCTGAACATCGGCCAGCGGCGCACGAAGGAAATCGGCAGCAGCTACGTCCGGGTTCAGGAGCTAGTGGACGTCGGCCTGATCGAGATCGTCGGCAACCAGCTCAAGCTGACCAACCTCGGGACCACCGTGGCAGCGGGCGGTGCGACGGCGCTCTCGGGCCTCACGGACGTGAACATCCCTACCCCTGCGGACGGGCAGGTGCTGACGTACGACAGCGGCACGTCGAAGTGGATCGCCATGTCAATCACCGAGGCCGTGCAGGACATCGTCGGAGCGATGGCCGCTGCCGGGTCCAACATCACGCTCACCTACAACGACCCGGCGGGTACGCTCACCATTGCTGTGTCGGGGCTGACTTCGTCGAACCTCAGCGACTTCTCGGAAGCCGTTGACGACCGAGTGGCCGCGCTGCTCGTTGCCGGGACGGGCGTGACGCTCACCTACAACGACGCCGCGAACACGCTCACGGTCGCCGCCAGCGGGACTGTTGGGTATCCTAACCAGCTCGGCTACGCGGGGATCGTCTAATGGCGTTCACAGCAAAA